AATGCGATCGGGCGACTGCTCTACCCGCGCGCCGACGACCTGGTGGTGCGCCTCGACGATTTCATCGGCGTGTGCCCCACCCCCGCGGTGGCCGCCTCCATCGTGTGGGCGGTCAACCGTGCCTGAGCACGGCACCAAGGCGGCGCGTGACGCGGTGGCCGCTCTGCTCATGGCCGATCTGCCGCCGCGGATCGACGCCATGACCGAGCTGTGGTCGTTGCAGGAGGCTTCGATCCCGTGGCCGGGGCAGGTCACCTCCGGCGAGACCGCCGACAATGTGTTGGATCACCGCTCGGACACGTGGATCGAGGTCATCGCCCCGCGCCTGCTGCCCCGAACCAAGATTGTCGGCATCACCGTGGACGGGCAGCTAGTGCACCGCTACCGGTACTCGGCGCGCATCTACGTGTGGGTGTTGGCCGACCGGTGGCAAGACGCCCTGGACCGGCGCGACCGGCTGTGCACCGCGGCGCGCGACTCCCTGCTGACCTACCCGACGTTGGCCATCCCGCCGGCTTACGGGGACACCGGGTTTTTGGTGCACAACAACACGATCTCTGAGGAGTTCGCCGAGCCCTACCGCATCGGCGGGCGCAACGGCGGCTCACCTCGGGTGCGCGCCGCGGGCCTGCTGGCTTATGAGATCGACCACGAGTACGCCACCGGCCTGCCGGACACCACTGGCCCGCTGGGCACCTTCGACACCTTCGATTTGACCGTGACCCTGGCGCCTTACACGCACCCGATTGGAGCTTGACGTGCCCACCGCGAAAAAGGCCGACAAGACCACGCTGATCAACCCGGGTAGTTCGGGGGTGGTGTACGACAAGGCCGGGCACAGTCTCGGCGGCGGGGAGTCGGTCACAGTCGACGGTATCGATGCGGTGGGCCGGGCCGCGGTGGCCGCGGGATGGCTGCTGTGCCGCAACGACGACTAGGCGGCGCGTCGCAGACGGTGGCGTGCCGTCACTCTGCGATGATCCGGCCGTGACACAGGCTGGGAGGGCGGCATGACCGTAGGAGTAACCGTCACACGGGCCACGGCCGCCGGATCGCTGTTCCCGGTGCCTGTCCCCTCGGCGTCGTATTTCGTGGCCGGACTGGCCGAACGGGGCCCGTCTGTCGACGTGGTGCGGGTGACGTCGCTGGCCCAGTTCGAGGCCACCTACGGGCAGCGCCCGTCCTACGGCAACCTCTATGACGACGTGGCCACCTACTTCGGGGAGGGCGGCGGGGAAGCCTACGTCGCCCGGGTGGTGGGGCCGTCTGCTACCGAGGGCAGCCTGAGCACACCGCTGGTGGACCGGGCGGGCACCCCGGTCAACACAATGCAGGTCACCGCCAAGGGGCCGGGCGCGTGGTCGAGCGGACTGACGGTGCAGGTGCTGGATGGCACCGTGCCCAATACCTTCACCATTTCGATCAAGTACCAGGGCGACGAGATGGAGCGCTACGCCAACCTGGCATCCCCGCAGGATGCGGTCACCAAGATGGCCGGCTCGCTGTGGGTGAAGGTCACCGACCTGGCTAGCGCCACCACCGCGCCCAATAACAACCCGGCGGTGGCTGCGGCGACCGCACTGTCGGCCGGCACCGATGACCGGGCCAGCGTGGACGCCACCGACCTGGTGGCCGCCTTGACCCGGTTCGGGCCGCAGTACGGCGACGGCTGCGTGGCCCTGCCTGGTGGCGGGGATTCCACGCACGCCGGGCTGATCGCCCACGCGCAGGCCAATAACCGCACCGCGATCCTGGCCACCGCGCGCGGTGCCGGGTCCACCCAGTTGGCCACCTTGGCCAACACCCTGGACAGTGAGTACGCGGGCCTGTTCGCGCCGTGGGTGCAGACCCGTGACCCGTATGGCGGGCTGCGCTCGATCCCCCCGGATGGCTACGTGGCCGCGGTGCGGGCGCGGGCGCATCGCGAGGTGGGGCCGTGGCAGGCCCCGGCGGGTGACCGGTCCCGGTCCAACATTGTGGTCGCCCCGGATCAGATCTTCGACCAGGTCACCGCGGGCGCTCTGGAGGATGCGAAGGTCAACCCGATCCTGCCCGTGCCGGGCGGGGTGCGCCTGTATGGGTGGCGGTCGCTGAGCAGTGATCTGCTCAACTGGCGGCTGCTCACCGGCATTGACGTCATCAACCGCATCGTGGTTGAGGCACAAAACCAGATCGATCCCCTGCTGTTTTCCACGATCGACGCCAAGGGCCACCTGCTGACGAAGGTCGAGTCGGCGTTGATCGGCATTGTGCGCCCGATGGCGGACGCGGGCGGGCTGTACCCGTGGATTGACTTCGACTCCACCGGTAACCCGGTGTCGGTGGACCCGGGGTATCAGGTCACCACCGACCAGTCTCGCGAGGTGGCCAGCGCAAACATGGTCATCGCCACGGTGGCGGTGCGGGTGTCGCCGACTGCGGTGCTCGTGTCGCTCACCGTGACGAAAGTCGGCGTCACGCGACGGTTCTAGGAGGTTTGTGTCGTGACCACAAAGGCTGCGGCCCGCCAAGGCCTGGTAACTGTCGCCGCGCTGGGTAATCGCACGTTCACCCAGCGCACCGGGGGCGAGAAAAAGTCCGACTCGGTGAAGTGGCGCGACGGCGGGTCGGTCACCCCCAGTGTCACCGCCGGCCCACCCGAGACCGGCGACATCACCCTGACCAACGGCTACGACCCCGACGTAGACGGCCCCATGCTGTCCAACCTGCTCCTCCAAGTGGGCATCCTGCGCACCACCATCAGCCAAGCCTCCCTCTACGGCGACATGACCCGTGTGGCCGGGGCCAAGCCGTTCGTGTGGACCGACGCGGTGCTCACCTCCGTCAAGGTGCCCGAAACCGACGCCAACTCCGGCGAGATCGCCACCTACGAACTGGTGTTCTCCCCCGCCGACGTGGCCTGACCCGCTGGGCGTTGCGGGCTGGCCTCGGCGGGCGTGTCCTCACGGGTCTGCCGAGGCTGGCCCGGAATGCCCAATCCCGTGAGGAGATCCAGAGATGACGGCTGACGCTGTCTACGACCCCACCGCCCAACCCCGCCATTACGACTTCAGCGACACCCCAGCGCCCGAGGTGCCCTCCACGCTGGATGACCTGCGCGCCGCGCTGGCCGCCTCCGAGCAGGCCGCTGAGGAGGCATTTCCCACCCACGTGCTGTACGGGCCGGGCAAGTTCATCCGCATCACCTGCTCCACCGAGCTGGACCACGACGACTGGAAGCGCATCCAGATGGCCGCGATCCCCCAGCAGTACCGGGGCAACCGGCGCCGCGGCGGCATCCCCGACGTCCGCAAGCTCAACGAGGCCGTGGCCTGGGCCAACCTGATCGGCCAGCAGGCCGTAGAAGTCGCCATCCGGGTGGGCGACACCGACGAGTACAAACCGATCGAGCACACGGGCGACGACGGCCCGTTCTCCGACCCGAAACTGCTGGCCCAGTTCGGCGCCGCCGAGCCCGGGGTGGCGGTGCGCAACATCTTCGTCAAAGATCCGTTTTTGCTGCACGCCGGCACCGAGCTACAAAACGCCTGCGGCTACGGGGAGCGTCGCCCCGGTGAGCCCGCCGACGAGGACGAGTCGGACCCTACGTAAGCCCGCGAGATCAGCGCCGCGAGGACACCATCGAGTTTTTGGCCAGCCTGCCCGTGGTCCAGGAGGCCGCGATCGTGGCGCGCATCTTCCGGGTTGATCCGGCCGGGCTGCTCGACGACGACGGGGACGAGTGGCCGATGCTGGTACGCCTGGCCGCGGCCCGGTATGTGGCGCGCCAGGAAGACAAGGCCGCCAAAGAGGCCCAAGCCAAGCTGCGCCGCCGCTAGCGTGTCGCGCCCCACCCCACCTAGCTGCGCTGACACCATCGCAGGCGACGTGCGGGAGGTGATCAGTGGCTGAGGAAAACGTCCATATCCATGGGGAGATGGACGACGAGATCTCTCATGCGCTGAACAAAACCCGCGACGCCGCCATGGAGGCCGACGCCGCGCTGGGCCAGCTAGGCCGGGGGGCCACCAAGGCCGGCACCGAGATGGACCGCGGCATGTCCAAGGCCAAGCGGTCCACCGACCGGGCGCGCGATGCCGCGGGCCGGTTCATCCCCGTGGCACACGGTGCGGGGACGGCCGCCGAGAAGGCCGGGGCCAAGGCCGCGATCGGGTCTAAGGGTTTCGACCAGTGGACCAGGAAGGTCAATAAGGCCGCCCGGTCGGTGGGCGGCTTGTCGGCCATGATGATGGTGATCAAGTGGGGCACCCTGCTCACGGGCGGGGTGGCCGTGGTCGGCATGCTCTCGGCGCTGGCCGCCGGGGCCGTGATGGCCGTGGGGGCCCTATCGCCCATGGTCGGGGTGGTGGGCGCGCTCGGTCCTGGGCTAGCGCTCATGGCCGCCACCATGGGCGTAATGAAGATATCCGGCGAGGATGTCAAAGCATTATTCGTCCCCCTGGGTAATGAGTTCAAGGCGATGCGCTATGAAATCACCCAGGGGTTGGTGCCCGGTATCCAGCAATTCTCGACCCTGGTTAAGAACGGCCTGCTACCCACCATTAAGAGTGGCCTGGTCGGCTATTCGTCAGCCTTGGGCGATGCCGCGGTTAAATTCGGTTCGCTGATCTCGTCGCAGCGCAACGCGCGCATCATCGGTGTTATCTTCAACGGGCTGCGGCCCATTGTTCTGCTGCTCGCCGACGCCGCCGGGCGCCTATTCGGGGTGTTCCTCAACCTCACCGAGGCCGCGCTGCCCATGGTTACCGACATGGCCCAGGGCTTCGACAACGTGGCCATGAAGCTGGAGCGCTGGTCAACAGCGATGACCGACTCCGGCCGGGCGCAGGCCTGGATGTCCCGGTCGTGGAACCTGATGAAGTCGGCCGGGCGCACCCTGCGCGACGTCCTGGTTGGCCTCTACAACATTTTCCGGCTCGCCGGGCAGGTGGCTCGCGAGGAGTTCGCCGGGGGCATGGGCGCGGGCGCGGCCCGGTTCCGGGCGTGGACCGAGTCAGCCGAGGGCACCACCAGGATCCTGAAGTTTTTCCACGACTCGGCACCCGTGTTGCGCGAAACCGGCAAGATCCTGGCCACCATCGGGCGCGGCCTGGGTAGCTTCTCCGACCAGCCGGGCTTGGCCAACCTGCTCAAGCAGATCAACGACCAGCTGCTACCCGCCATCGGGCATTTCCTGTCCAACTTCACCAGCGAATCCGGGCTGGGCCCGGCGCTGGTGGGGATGTTCTCCTCGTTGTTCGACGTGCTGTCCAACATCCCCCTATCCGGGTTGACCGACCTGGTCAAGGCCATCGGCGGGTTGCTGGAGGGCATCAAGTGGCTCATCGATAACGTGCCCGGCCTGGGCCCGGCCATCGGAATTTTCTTGACCTTGTGGACCATCGCGGGGGCGGCGCTGAAGGTCACCGGCATGGGCATGAAGGCCTTCAAGTGGATCACCGACGCTGCCGCCGGCACCAAAGATCTGTCCCTGGCGCAGAAGGGCCTCAAGCTGGTCCTCAAAGGCGCCCCGGGGTGGCTGGGTGCGGCGGCGGATGCGCTGTACGCCTTCGGGGTGGCCACCTGGGCGGCGCTCGGTCCGGTGGGCATCATCATCCTGGCCATCATCGCCCTAGTGGCATTGTTTATCTGGGCGTACAACAAATTCGATTGGTTCCACGACGCGGTGGACAAAGTCGCGCACGTCATCGCCGACGTGTTTATCTGGCTGGGTAAGGCGATTGCGCAACCCTTCATCGACTTGTGGAACATCGTCAAGGCCACCTACAACTTCCTGGCCAATGCGTGGAACTCCATTCCGCCAATCTCGGTGCCCGACTGGGTGCCGCTCATTGGCGGAAAGACCTTTAATCTGCCGAAACTACCAACGTTGGCCGAGGGTGGCGTCATCCAATACCGGTCGGCGATTGTCGGCGAGCAAGGCCCCGAGGCCATCGTCAAAGACGGGCGGTTCATGGGCATGGTCGGCCTGGGCGGGCCAGAGTTGCGCACCGACCTGCCCGTGGGCGGCTACGTGGTGCCTAACCCGGCCACCTTGGCCGGGCGGTCCTCGTTGGGCATTCCCGACTCGGTGGCCGATGCCGTGTCCGGGGTGCTGCCCAACTACGCCGCGTTGTTCGGGCGCAGCGCCGCCCCCGAGACCGTCGTCAACGTGGATGTGGACTCGGGGTCGGATCAGGTGGTGGAGGCCATCGATCGGTTGGCTGCGGCGATGGCCCGATCCCGGCCGACCCCGGCGCCACAACCGGACATTGAGGGCTTGCTGAGGGCCGTCACGAACCGCGAGCGGCGCGACGGGATAGCTCGGCGCTACACCTACGCCGCATCGGGGAGGTTGTAGTGGCGCTGGCTGTCATCCGTGACCCCGTGTCGGGGGTGAGTTTCACCGCGGTGCCCGGCCGCCGGGCTTATCTGGTCACCGAGGACGGATCACAGAGCTTCAGCTTTGACTTCGCCCCTGCCGAGATCGAGTACGGGGTGCTGGAGCAGGAGTGGGTGCAGGTGTCCCGGGTGGGCTTGGTGCCCCTGCTGGTACGCAAAGCGGACAAACTGGACACGCTCAAGTTTACGGTCAACCTGGGTGACCGAGTCGACTTCTACGCCGACCAAGGCGGCCACATCGACGCCCTACGTCGAGTGGCCAAGTCCCGTCAGCGCGTGATGTTCCGTTACTCCGATCACGAGGCCGGGCTCTGGCGCGTCACCGAGCTATCCGTCTCCTCGACCATGCGCGACCCGGTGACCTCCCGCATCATCCGCGGCAACGCCGACATCACCCTGACCCGCGCCAGCGAACCCGCCCCCGACGTCGGCCCGGTGTCATCCCCGGCCAACCCGGTACCCCAACCGGCCCCGGCGACCAACGCCCCACCGCGCACCTACACCGTGGTCAAGGGAGACACGCTGTGGGGCATCGCGCAGCGGTTCTACGGCCACGGTGAGATGTGGCCGCGCATCTTCGACGCCAACCGAGACAAGATCGACCGGCCGGAGCTGATTCAACCCGGCATGGTGCTCATCATCCCGTAGGAGGACACATGGACTGGATCAAAGCACTCGTGCTGCTGGCCGTTGGCCTGATCCTCTTTCTGGTATCCGGCCTGTTCCCCGGCGTGCTGGCAACCATCGTCTACGTAATCGGCCTGGTGTTAGCCATCGTCGGCCTGATCGCCCTGGTAGTCAGCCTCATTCGGGGCGGTCCGACACGAATCTAGCCGATGGCGACCGCGTTTGACCGGCCTGCCCGCCGCCCACATCGACAACGCCAGCAAGCCGTAGGAGACGCCCGTCGCGGTCAGCCCCACCGTCTGCGGTGACATAGGCCCTGGAGTGTCGCGCACGGGGGGCGACGGTCGCTGCATAGGGTGACGCCGATTCGCCCAGTACACGGTGGGAGCGATGGCCAGCATTCCGATCTCCGGCCCGCAAGTGGCCCAACTGGTGATCGAGGTCGGCTTCCCCGAGCAAGACCGCGTGGTGATGGTTGCCATCGCCAAGGCCGAATCTAACTGGTACGTCGACGCGATCAACACCGCCAATTCCAACGGCAGCATCGACCGCGGCCTATTCCAGATCAACTCCATTCACGGCTACGACCCGAACAAACTGCTCTCCGACGCCCGCTACAACGCCCAAGCCGCCAAGGCCATCTACGACAAGCAAGGGCTACGGGCCTGGTCGACATACAACAACAACGCCTACGTGAAGTGGATGCCGGAAGCATCCCAGGCGATGGCCAACGCCGGGGGGTTGACCGGCGCCGCCCCGGTGCCTGGTTCGGACCCGGCGCAACAGACCGTGGTGTACGGCCCGCCCGGTGCGGAGGAAACCCGCGCCGGTAAAGGTTTCCCGCTGGCGTTCAATACCCCCACCGTATCCGGCGCCATCGGTGAATTGCGCATCATCGGCAAACAAATGGGCGAGGACATTGGGCTGCACATCATCAATGAGCCCACTTTCCGCGCCGCCATGGACATCATCCCGCACATTTCGTTTTCCGTGTACGACCCGAACTTCAACTACTCCAACGGGCGGCTATTCGAGACCGGCAACCGAGTCACCTGGCGCGACGCCGACTTCCGCACCGACTCGGCGGCCTACATCCCCGGCGAGCACGGGCAAGGCCAAGCCGACGTCACCGCCACCGACTCCATCGTGTTCGCCCTCCAGCAACTCCGCGGCCCCATGACCCGCTCCGGTATCGACGCCGTGACCTGGCTGTTCGACGAGATGTCCACCGTGGGCTACGACCCCACCCGCTACCTGCTCGGCGAGTCGGTGCCCTCTCAGACGGTGATCTCCCGCGACGTGTGGGATCCCTCCCAGGGTGCGGTCGCCGAATCGGAGTTTCCTTCGGCGTGGACCACCGTGGTTCGGCTCGCCCGCGAGCTGGGCAAATGGGTGTTCGTGTCCGGGCCGCGCATCATCTTCGGGTCCGCCCGGTTCGCCATGACCTGGGCGGCCCCGGCCCCGGTGCTGCTCGGCTGGGACAAGGCCCTCCCGGAGGAGGCGATGGTGGACATCCCCACCACGGTGCGCACCACCATCGCCGACCGGGTCAATACCCTCCAGATCAAATGCACGGTGCCCCACGCGCGGGCCAACCTGTTCCGACCCGGGGTGCCGGTCAACGTCTATGGCGTCATGGGCCTCACAGCCACCCGGGACAAGCCTCACCCGATGATGGTGTCCGACATTGAGCACGTGCTGGCCACCGACACGGACGGGGCCGATGTGGTGCTCATCGAGCCCGTGGACCCGCCCGCGCAGCCGCCGGGGCAAACCAATCCCAACGGCGCCAATCCGGCCGGGGCGCCGGGGGTGTCCGGCGGCAGCGCCAGCGGCAATGTGGAGGAGTTCGTGCGCATCGCGCTGTCCCAGACCGGCAAGCCCTACATCTACGGGGCCGAGGCGGCCAAGACCGACCCCAACCCGCGCGCCTTCGACTGTTCTGAGCTGGTGGAGTGGGCCGCGGCGCGGGCTGGAATCCCCGGTGTCCCGGATGGCAGCGAGGCCCAGATCGCCTCGTGCATCCCGATCAGTGTGGACGCCGCGATCAATACCCGCGGGGCGCTGTTGCACGCGCCCGGCCACATCGCCATCAGCTTGGGCAACGGGCGCACGATCGAGGCGTCCAACGAGTCGGTGCCCGTGGGGCAACTCAACGCGAGGGGCCGAAATTGGGACAAAGGTGGAAAGTTGAAAAACGCCGTGGGGTACGCCGTATGACCGTCGACATGGTGAACCATCCGCCGCATTATAACGCCCACCCTAGTGGCGTGGAGTGCATTACCATCACCGAGCATATGAACTTCTGCCTGGGTAATGCGCTGAAGTATATTTGGCGGGCCGGG